GCACAGTTCTGGAAAAATATTCGTTTGTTTCTAAAGCACGTGATGCTAAAGATGACAGCGGTAATTCAAACTACTACAAAGATGTTGTTCAGAATCGTTCACAATATATCTGGTGGTTGTCACACCCAACGAATCTAGGAGCAGGTACAGCATGGGGATCGGCAGCTAATACTAGCGCATTCAAACTTTTCTCAAGCAATTCTTCAAATTCACTTTCTGGCGGTACTGTTGGCACAGTTAGCACTGCAAACGTCACAAGTGGTTGGGATAACTTTAGAAATGCTGAATCTGTTGATATATCACTGCTTGTTACCGGTCAAGGTAACACAACTGTTGCCTCATACGTTATCAGCAACATTGCAGAAACACGTAAAGATTGTGTTGCATTCATTTCACCAGAAAAAGCAGATGTCGTTGACAATGCAGGAAATGAAGTAACCGATATCAAAGGATTCCGTAATGGATTGACATCATCTTCATATGCAGTTCTGGATTCAGGTTACAAATATCAGTATGACAAATACTCAGATGTTTATCGTTGGGTACCACTCAATGGTGACATTGCTGGTCTGTGTGTACGTACCGATAACGAACGTGATCCATGGTTCTCACCTGGTGGTATGAATCGTGGTGTAATCAAGAACGTAATCAAACTTGCATGGAACCCAACAAAAACAAATCGTGATGACTTGTATCAAGTTGGCGTAAACCCAGTTGTTTCGTTCCCAGGTGAAGGCACTGTTCTGTTTGGCGACAAGACACTGTTGAGCAAGCCAAGTGCATTTGATCGTATCAATGTACGCCGTCTGTTCATCGTTCTTGAAAAAGCAATTTCACGTGCAGCACGTTTCTCACTATTTGAATATAACGATCAGTTCACACGTGCCCAGTTTGTAGCATTAGTTGAACCATTCCTGCGTGATGTTCAAGGTCGTCGTGGTATCACAGACTTCCGTGTTGTCTGCGATGATACAAATAACACAGCGGAAATTATCGACCGTAATGAATTTGTTGGTGACATTTACATCAAACCTGCTCGTTCTATCAACTTCATTCAGTTGAACTTTGTTGCCGTTCGTACAGGCGTAAGTTTCAATGAAGTTGTTGGTGCAGCCTAAATAAAGAGAAACAGGAGAATAATAAATGGCATTTAACGTAAATCAGTTCCGTTCACAATTAACAGGTGACGGTGCCCGCCCAAATCTATTTGAGGTAAGTATGCCGTTTCCTGCATTCTCGTTTCCAGGAAACGCACAAACAAAAATGACGTTCATGTGTAAGACAGCACAACTTCCAGGTTCAACTCTGGGTGTTGTGCCTGTTCAATACTTCGGTCGTGAACTCAAGTTTGTGGGCAATCGTACTTTTGCTGATTGGACAGTAACAATTATCAATGATGAAGATTTCGTTGTACGCAATGCATTTGAGCGTTGGATGAATGGCATCAATAGCCACAATCTAAATATTCGAAATCCAGTTGCTGGTACTCCGTTGGGTTACACACAAGACGGTGAAGTTACTCAATTCGGTAAAGCAGGTAACACTATTAAGAAATATAAATTTGTAGGTATGTTCCCAAGCGACATCACACCTATCGATGTTGATTGGGGATCAAATGATACGATTGAAGAGTTTTCTGTAACGCTGACCTACCAGTGGTGGGAAGCAGTTGCAGATGGTGTGATCTAATAGTAGGGGTGTTTTACCCTTACTTGTACTTTAGAATGGATAATTAATGGCGATAAAACTTTTCGGCTTCACGATTGGGTCAAAGGATGTTGTTCAGCAAGAAAAACCTGAACAATCATCCTTTACTCTGCCTTCTGCCGCACAATTAGATGATGGCGCAGTTACCGTTACGCAGAATGCGTATTATGGCACTTATGTTGACTTAGAAGGTTCTGTCCGTAATGAGATTGAACTTATCACTCGATATCGTGAGATGTCAAATCATCCAGAATGTCAAATGGCCATTGATGAAATTGTCAATGAAGCCATTACACATGACGAATCTGGTAAAGTTGTTGACATTGTTCTGAATAATCTGAAGCAACCAGAGTCAATCAAAAAGAAAATCATTGAAGAGTTCAATACAATTGTTAGATTGTTGAACTTTTCAAATCTTGCTGACGACCTATTCAAGCGTTGGTATATTGACGGTCGTATGTTTTATCATATCGTTGTCAATAACGAAAACCCTAAAGAAGGTATTCAAGAGTTACGATACATTGATCCACGTAAGATTCGTAAAGTACGTGAAATCAAAAAAGACCGTGATCCAAGAACTGGTGCAATGGTCATCGTATCAACTGCTGAATACTACGTGTTCAATGATCGTGGTACAACAACACAAACATTTACAGCAAATGTAGGCCAAGGTCTCCGTATTGCACCAGATTCAATTGTTAATATCAATTCTGGTTTGATGGATGCTAAAAATACATTTGTTATTTCATATCTACACAAAGCAATCAAGCCACTCAATCAGTTAAGAATGATTGAAGATGCGATTGTTATCTATCGTATTTCACGTGCGCCAGAACGCCGTGTTTTCTATATCGACGTTGGTAACTTGCCACGTGGTAAAGCAGAACAATATCTGCGTGACATCATGATCAAGTATCGTAACAAACTTGTTTATGATGCCAACACTGGTGAACTGCGTGATGAGCGTAAGCATATGTCAATGCTTGAAGATTTCTGGTTACCACGCCGTGAAGGTGGTAAAGGTACAGAGATTACTACTCTACCAGCAGGTCAGAATCTTGGTGAACTAGAAGATGTAAAATATTTTCAGAAGAAATTATTACAGTCACTCAATGTACCATACTCACGCCTTGAATCACAAGAAGGTGGTCTTGCTGGTATAGGTCGCTCACAAGAAGTCACACGTGATGAACTCAAGTTTGCCAAATTTGTCGTTCGTCTGCGTAATAAGTTTTCTCAGTTATTTGATGATCTGTTACGTACACAATTGGTACTCAAGGGTGTATGCACACGTGAAGAGTGGGATGAGTTCAAAGAACAAATCTATTACGACTTCCGTAAAGACAATAACTTCACAGAACTTCGTGAAGCAGAATTACTACAGAATCGTCTGCAAATGGTACAGTTGGTTGATCCATTCGTTGGTCGTTACTTCTCAAACAAGTATGTCAAAGAAAAGATTTTGATGATGACTGAAGAAGAAATCGAAATGATGGATGAACAGATTCAAGAAGAAAAAGATACACTGCCGGATGACATGCAAGGTCCTGTATTAGGTGGACCACCAGGTGGTGATCAGCCGCAAACAGAACCAGAAGATAACACAATTGAAAATACCGAAGAGACTGAATCACTGACACCCGGTCTAGATGACGAGGTAAACAAGTCAGTTATCAGTATAAATAATAGACGAAGATAAGAAAGGTTATTATGGATATTCAAGATATTATCAACAATATTGCTGCTGGCGAAAACGTGGCAGCAAAAGAAAGCATAGAAAATGCATTATCAGCGAAAGCGTTCGATGCGCTCCAGGGTCGCAAGCAAGAAATCGCTTCTACTCTTTTTGGCGGGCAAAACCAAGAGTCTCAAGAAGTTGCAGATAACGAAGAAGCCGTAGAAGAATGAAGTCTTTATTAGAGTTCAAACACATTGTTGAAGAAGAGAAGTCTGACTACTCAAAGTTAGACGCTCTTGTTCGTGCTGGTTTGGCAAATAAAGCACAGTTACAGCGTATCCATAAAATAATGGATAAGATGAGTGAAGAACGACCAACATTCAATAATGCTGATCGTGAAATCATGCGTAATCTTTTCAATCGTATGGCTGATTTGATTACAAGCAATAAACAGATTTATACCAAAGCAAGACAAGCGGTCCGTGAAGAACTGGAAGAAGCAAGAACAGATAGCGTTGGAAGTGCTTATCCAGTGGTACCAGATCCACCGGTTGTTTTGGTAATCAAACGTAAAGCAGTTCGTTTATATCCAGATGGCACACGTATTGCCTTGTATTACAGCGACAAACTCAAAAGAGTGTTTAGTTTGCCATATGGTCCTGCTGTTGATGCTGTTGTTCAAGCAGAAGAATACATAAAAGAACTTGTTGAATCTGAACAACTATTACTCAATGATGGCAACTCAATTATATTGAGTGAAGAAAATAAACAATTTTTGATTGACACTTATAGTCAATTAGATGAAGAAAATAAACAAGTATTCTGGCAGCAACTTACAGAATCAATAACAACATTTGGTCAACTCAATGAATTTTGTAGAACTAATTCTTCAAAATAGATTAGACGAAGCAAAGAAACTAATCTTTGATCGTTTAGATGACATTGCTTCTATCAGAATGGAAGAAGCAAAACCATTCGTCGTTGATGAGATGTTTGAAGAAATTGAAGTTGACGAAGAAGTATTAGAAGAAGCGGCAAAGAAACGCAATCCAAATATTGTAAAGATGGGTCGTATACAAAAGATTCGTCGCCGTATTCGTCGCAATAAAAAAGGTAGAATCATCGTACAGAAGAATGTACGTAGATCGGGCATCAAAGGATATAGAATATCTGGTAATACAGTCAAGCGTATACCAGCAACGGTAAGATTACGTAAAGCACGTTTACTCAAACGTTCTTGGAAAACGACAAGAAAAGCAAAACTTAGACGCACATTGATGAAGAGAAAAATGTCAATGCGCCGTCGTAAATCTATGGGACTAAAATAAAATGGCATCTTACGAAGTTACAAATTCACTCA